TTTTATCTTATCACCTACCACTACATTAACGTTATCCATTATTATAGGCGCGTTAGCTGTACCTATCGGCAGCACAGCTAGTACGATACCGGATGTGAGGTTGGATGAATTACACAAGACTAGGTATGTCGCTGTACCAGCAGAGGATGCTACCATAGGCGAAGATAGAACATAGGTAACTGATATAGTCGTCGAACCCACTACAACGGCGTTAGTATTGAAGTAGTCCAGTACGGTACCTTTGATACCGGTCAATGATGTTAACCCGGCAGCGGATGGTGTTACACCAGCGCCGCCGACTGCAGATTTTATATCATCTAACGACCGAGTATCTGAAGTAATAAACGCATATACATACGAACCGCCTATTGTATTTGCTAACGCCGAACCTATTGCGTTAAGCATTGCTGTGCTCATCTTCATACAGGCACCTCTAGAACATGTTTGCGTTTATAGTAATTGTCACCGTATCCCCGTTGGACACATTCGTTTTGTCGATAATGCACTCAGCACTAGATGACGAGTCTCCGACTGTTAGGAACATGACAGAATCACCGGACTTAGGTGCATTAGAAGACCCTGCTTGTGCTATAGCCACATACCCAACAGTGCCGTCAGCTGTTACATTCACTGAGTATTTATATACAGCAGTGTTTTTGTATGTGTCAGTAGTAGCGGCAGCCACACCAGTGTGCGCGGCTGCCCCTGACCCTAGTAACGTACCAGTAGGAGCCCCTGTGCCATCAGTAGGTATATCACCTGTGTACAAGAATGCGCCCGAATAGTCATAGTTAGGCTCCCCGTTGAATACAGCTGCAGCCACTTTCTGAAACAGCGTAAGCCCAGCTGCATCAGTTAAATACCCTAGCATATTAAGCTCGTGGTAACTGGACTGAGAACTGTGTTACAGTCACTGGCGCATTAGCCTCTAACGACAAATTAGATAGGTTTATTTCTGCGCCCGCTGTAGATATTGCGCCATCCATGCGCTCAATAGTAGTGGTTGCAGAGCCGTCGTCAGTAATAGGGCTAATACGGAACCAGCCTGCGGTACCGTTAGCAACTACTGTGCCGGACCACACTTCTGTACCTTTGGTTAAGGTACCGCCTGTAGCGGCATTTGCCCATGTTAACGGGGCTTTGTCTACACCGCCTGCTGTAAGTGTGCATAGTAGTGTGCCTGTAGCAGCACTATCAGCATCAGCAGGTTGCGCACCTGTGTACACGCGCATAACGCACGAGCCCATTGTTGATCGGAATGACCCGGTGTCCAACATCTCTTTTACTAAACCTGTAGATAAACGAACGGCCATTTTTATATCCTCATTTTAGTGTTACTATAGCAAAATCAGACCCGCCGACATTTGAGTACGTTATGGCGCCAGATACTGCACTTGTTGGGAATTGTACACTAGAACGTGTCATGTTGTACACCTGTCCTGATGGCGCAAATGAGCAAAACCCGTCAGACATCATTGCAAATATTCGGTAGCTGCCGTCTATTATTATATCAGGAGCGATTACCGTACCCTCTATAAGCGTGCCGCGGCCAACTATCGTCGTGGTAGGCACGTCATCTATCACCCGTAAGAACCGTACCTCCTTGTCGTCTACATAATACAACCCATCACTGACAGCACCAATGATCTGTGTAGTTGATGCGTCAATTAAGCTGTCCAGTGGGGATGTATACAGCCAATCATATGCCCTAGACATGTATATTGCCGCGCCTGTACTAGCGAACAATCTACCTGCGTGCAACGCAGCTGTGTTAAATGGCGGCATTGGCACGCTAATAGAACTACGCGCAGGTGTTGTCATACCCCTATCGTCGTCCACAACATTATACTGTGCGGTTAATGGTGCAGACCCGCAGGCAAGCGGTACGCTACCACCTGATGTACTCATATACACCATATACCCTATGGCTGCGGATGGCGCAGTTAAAGGGTCTACGGATACACCTATGCCCCCGGTGTGGGATACCGACATTACAGCCGATGGCGGTGACTCACTACCATCCGCTAATATGTACGCCACCTGAAGAAGTACAGACCCTACGGGCATTGAGCCGCTTATATCTGTAGTAACTATATCGGCATGTGTTGGTGGCATAACGGCTGGCGTCTCGTTTACAACCCCGGCTACTAACGTGAACACCCTATTCCTATCGCTGCATATCAACATGTCTGTTGTAGGCACATAGCACATAGGCCCGGTTACATTCGTCATAGAAGAAAACGCGGCCGTTGACTTGTCGATAATACCGAATGAGCCTGACGATACACCATACAAGTGACCGCCGTACTCTACCATATCAGTATACACAGTGCCATCGGCTAATGTGGTGAACCCCGGACGAGCTATTATGTTGCCGGAATTGTCTACCATCACATTCTCAGCGGAAGCCAATGCTCCTGATGGTAACAATGTAGGCGGTAAAGTATTATTTATCCCACTAAACGCGCCTAGTGATTGTTGCACGAGTGCCATTATAACGACCCTGTAAGCACAACATTCGGGCGACCAGATGTCACGCGTGTGAAATTACTACGCATCATAGCGATAGCGTGATCATACCGCTGCTTATACCAAGCCGATTTCATGTCTGATTGCCCATCAATATCTCTATCGGCTAATGCACGGTAAGCAACGTAGTCAGCAAGTGCCATGTGGTACTGGATAGGCACTAAAGGTGACGAGTCAAGGGTGCTATCCGTTATCTCGTCTGGAAGGTATGCCCCATACAAGTCTAATGATACAGGCTCTGATGTAGCAGGGTATAAAGAAATGCTGTCCGGTGGACTGTTAACCATATAGAACTTAGGCGTTGTACCGCTGGCAGTTACAACCGGTGTAGCAGTGTTGACTACTGTCTCGCCTTTGGATGTGACAACTTGGTACACATCTATCATGCCGGCAGGCAGTGCGACGGTACTTACATTCATACCAACACTTATAATAGCCCGTTTACGGTAACAGTGCGTCTCTGCGCACATGTTAATATACCCTTCGTTAAAGTACGCAAGCAGTAGATCGTCGTCCCACATGCGATCTGTAGGACCATCGACTACTACAGTACGGTCGCGCAAGTAGTACTTAGCTACTTTATCTAGGATGTCTGATACTTTCACTATGCGCCCCCCTTAAATTATTCTGCCGGCTGTTCTACTTCCTAGCTTGTTTCTTGTGCAGCTTCTTGTACTGCTACCTGCATAGATTCTGCGTTTGCTTTCTTAGTAGCAGCGGCTTTCTTAGCTGCTTCTGATCGTTTGTTATCTGCGTTACCAGCCAAGATTGCCTCTGCGGTAGCATCATCAATCTCCCGAACCTTACGGTTTTTTAGTGCCCCCTCATGGTTTAGGTAAATTGTACCATCTTCATGCTGAATGTATTTAGTCATTATGCGCTCCTTGGGTATAAAAAAGGGAGGCATGTGCCTCCCTAGAATACGTATCTAATTACTTAGATACGTATAAGTCGACAAGCAAGTCAGGTTTAACAGTTTCATAACCGTACACTTGCAAACCGCGGATCAACTGACCGAAAGTTTGTTCTGACTTCAAAGTTTCAGTGTTTAGCAACTGAGACGCGAAAGTCAAACCTGCTTTGTGGCCTGCTAATACGTGGTATGCTTTGCTGCTGCCGTCTGTTACAGCTGGTAAGTGGTGGCTGATATACACTGTGAAGCGGTCGATCATACCAATTTTACCGTTACGCAATGGAGACACTGTGTCGCCAGTCATGTACGCTTGTTTCAAGTCAGACTTTTTAAGCATACCAGCCATCCACGATGGGATAACGATATAACGATCATTTTCTGGGCAGTTCTGCTCATCCAACACTGTACCCGCGTCAATGATAGAATCAATGACGTTAGCAGCAGTTAATACAACTGGTGAACCAGTAGTACCTAACTTGATGTCGCCAGAGATACGACCGGCTGAGTTACCTTTGTTATGTACGTCTACAGTTGAGTATAGGTTACTTAACACGTCACGGTCAACTGTCTGTTTCATCTGTTCAGACGCATCAGTAGCCCACACATCCATCAAGTTGATGTCTGATTGGATACGGTCGATGTCGTCTTCAACAGCGTTGAAGTATTTAGCTTTGTCGATAATCAACTCTACAGCAGGGCTATCTGGACGTTCAACTTCCAATTTAGCGCCTTTAGCGTAGTCTTTGATGGTCAAAGTTGGGCGTGTGCGGATGATAACTTTATCACCTTGACGCTTAATTTCACCTTCGTAGTCAGTGTTTGCGATAGCCGCCAAAACGGTAGCATCGTAGAACTTCTGAATTAACTTGCCGGACCAAATCTCAGGAATAAAATTACCTGAGTATTGTGGTACGTTTCCACCGCCGTATGACGACGCGGCAGATGCAACTGCAACAGCCATGGGATCACCTCATCTATTTAATTTTTAGAAAATATACGTCGCTCAAAAGCCGCTACTTCCTCAGGTCTATTGCGATACACACCACGAGCTACGTCACTATAGAACTGTTGAATCTCTTGGCGTGTCGGTGCGGGTAATGGTCCTGTCGGTGCTACACCGGCGCGAGAACGTCCGGGCACTACTTGCGTAGCGTCATCCTTCGGTTTCGCTTTAGGTGCCACCGGCGCAGTCAATCCAGCGTACTCAGTAAAGAAGCTCTTAATAACGCCTATGTCCTTACGGTTATAGGCGGCTAGGAGTAGTTCTTGGTACGATAGGCCGCTGCGCGGGTCCACATTCCCTAACCATGAAATAAACTGTGGATCGCGGTTGATCTCATCAAAGCGCTCTATATTAGAACGCAACGATTGATCAAACTCCTCTATCGTCAGTTCTTGTTTAAGCTGATTGACACGAGCATCTACCTTGTTCGCTGCCTCTGCCAAGCGGTTATCGGCGATAGCTTCCGCCATCTTAGCCGCCGCACGCAAGAGTTCAGGTGGGTAGTCCTCGAGAATCTGCTTATCAACAACAGATAGAGGGTCGAACCCGCTAGTCGAGCTGCTTGGTGTATTTGCTGCTGGTGCCTGTGTCGCCTGCGCAATTGCCTTGTCTAATGCTGCCTGCATGTCCGCAATGGTAGCCTTCAACTCTTTTATCTGTGCGTGTAAGCGTGGAACCTCAGCGTTGTACTTGCCTTGCAATACTTCGTACTTCGCGCGGTATGACTGGTCATCTACTGGCGCCGCTGGTGTGTCCGATGGGTTTACTGCAGTGTCCGTTTGCGCTGCGGGCTGAGTAAATCCTTCTTCAGTGCCGTCAGATGGCGGCGTAGCCGTGTCATCTGGGTCGGCACTCACTGCTTGCTCCTGTGGGAGACCTTGTTGGGCAGCTGCCAGCTGACGAATCAACTCATCAGCCGCAGCACCTGCCTCTTGTGCTTTAGATACTACGTCCATTACGCAGCACCTGCTTTCGCTTTGCGAATCGCTTCTAAGTTATTAGCAGCGTTATTCACTTCATCGCGGAATGTTGTTAGGCCTCTGGCCATAAATCGTGCCGCATCTACATCAGCCTTATCAATGTACATAGTAGCAACGAGCTGTTCGCCGATCATGCCTGAGATAATATCCTGCACGTCTTGCCATTCTTTGGTGTTGTTTAGGCGAACTAAACACTCAAACTGCTGTTCTGTTAGCTTCATTACGAGCCTCCGTGGTATTCGTATTGTAAAATGTGGTACTTGTGAGTGCGTATGTAATCACATGTTACCTGTATTGTCAACTACTGGATGTCCGTTAAGTAGTTGACTCTTAGGTTCCAGATCGGGATTCCCCGGATTACCCCCTAAATCAGGCACCTCCGTCTCATCCCCCGGTGCTCCATACTGGGCGTTAGGGTTAGCCTGCGCTCCAGCTGCTGGACCTTGTGGCAGTCCCGGCTCAACGCCTTCAGTGAACCGCTCACGTGCAGATGGCATGTTGAACCCTAGCTCTTTCGCCTGCTGCGCCAGCATCTCATAGCGTACAACGCTACCTACGAGTGCGTTATCAACTGGGTTGTTTGTTGATGCCAAGAACTCGTTACGGCGCATAGCCATAACATCTTTTACTGCCAGTTTGTTAGCACCGCGGGGCGTGATCTTAGCATCAGTACGACGCATTGCCATTGTCGGTTCGTGCTGTAGCATGTACATGTATGTACGCTCTAAGATCGGAACGATAATACCATCATCAATGTTATTGATCACAGTCTTGAGCGTGTTAGACGCAGCCTGCATCAGCATTGACAACCCTGTAGCTGTACGCCCTGCACCGCCTACTTTCTCATTACCGCCTATGTACCGAGGAATACCAGTAACATCGTCGGCCATCTTAGTGAAGTTCTCCAGCACAAAGGCCAACTCCTGCACATGGCTGTCGGGCTGATAGAACTCTAACAGCTTACTGCTCTCCATACCGAACCCGCCGTTAGACGCGAGCTTGAATACTTTAAGTGGGTGTAACGTATCAACACTCTCACCTGGTGCCAGTCGGTCGTAGTTAACACCGATCATCGGACCAGAAGAAAATCCCATATTATTCACCATGTTACGTACAGCGGCGTTAGCTACATCCTGTAAGTCGGCCATCAAATCATAGATACCGTTACCCCAGAACGAACCGGCGACTTCCTCATAACTTGCCTTCGCATATGGCGTACGACCGAGTGGGTCTGGATTCAACACTGCCTTAATGACAACGTCCTCTACCATCCACACTGACACTGGGTATTCTTTCAGGTCATCATCAATACCGCTGATATTAAATTCTTTCAGCTGCGCACCTGACGCGTACCCCCAAAACTCGATAGCGTCCATAACTGATCGCTTCGCCATTGTAGCCCCGTTAGCCGCAGGTTTATTCTCGAGTGTGTTACGCTGAGACTGGTCGGTGAAACCTAACCAATCTGAACCACCACTACGTCCGAACTTCTCGAGCACCTCACGAATAGCTTGCTCGTCGTAGCCTTCTACACCGATCAAATCAAACAAGTCCCGGCTAGTTACACGGTGTATCTGTATTATGTATCCATCATGACAATCAGTGTTGTATGGGCCGGGGTAGATGTCGAAAGGTGAAACGCGATCGAACTGTTTAACAACTTTCCGCTCTACCGTAGGCGTAGCAGCACCTGTGGCATCTGTCTCCCACTCGATGGTAGGCTGCATACGGAGCGTTGGCCCACGCATGAATCCGCATGGGTACGTTGTCAAGTCCTCAATAACTTGACCTAACGCTTTATAAAACCCGCCTTCGGTTAGAACATCATCTACCTGCGCCTCAACCTCTGGGAGTAAGTCCTGCATTACTTTATTGGCCGCATCGACCTGTCCTTGGTGAATAAGCTCAACCTCATCCTCAGTCAGCGGTACACCGGCTTCAGCCGCAGCAAGTGCCATCTGTGCGATACGAGAGTCGATCGCCAACTCAACGTCTTCTGGTAAATCAGGCTTCGGTGTTAGCTCAAACCCCCACGGGCGTTCGCCCGGAACGGTATACACGTCGCGAATCCACGCGGACGCAGTACGCATCTTGTTAGACGATATACGGATATATGCTTCAGACCCACCGAACTTGCGGATACTTGTTAGCCGTGTAGCATCATACACACCCTGCTTCGCTTCGAGTGCAGAAATTAGACGGTTATTAATTGTCTTCAGCTTATGGTTCTTGGCATCAGACCATAGCGTGCGTATATGTGCCGCCAACTGCCGCATGTCAGGTGGAGATGTAGTCTCTGCCGCCTGTGCAATCGCCAGTGCTTCCTCTTCCTTTTTCGCCAAATCTTGTAAACTAGCTACTTGTAGTACGCCCATCATGTCCACCCTGTACCATCAATAATTGTCCGACCTACGCTAGACGCGGTGCGTGTAACTCGCGCTATGTAGTTTGATTTAATCCCTAGTGCGAGATATTGTAGCGCATCATGCGGGTGTGAGAACGCGTTTTTATCAATAAGCCCTGTTAATGTACCGTTTTTGTTCTCCTTAAACCGGTATCCATACTCAAATCCTTGGATAAGAGTCTTACATCTAGGGTTAATTAAGAAGGCTGGCTTACCTAAAACCTGCTGACTGAGGTAGTGCTCGACTGCCATAACCCTAACATCAGGGTCATTACTCGGTGCTGGATAGGCTGCCAACCCTGCTTTTCGCAGAATATCGAACATTGACATGTCATTTCCCTGCTGTTTCGCCACCCCAGCAGGGTCTCCGATGACTAAAGTCCGCATCCCCGCGTACTCTTTAGACGCTAATTTAGGCTTGAGCATGGTCTCAAGGTACCGCTCTAGGCCGATATTCTCCCCTAAAACCTCATCATATATACACATAACACCATCTGGCATGAGCTGCCCGAACACAGCTGACGGTGTTCGCCCGAAATCTAGGCCAATAACGAGCGTCGCAGTCTTAACTGGCCGCATCTCCTGCTCTGCTACGTGGTATGATCGCTTAAATGTTTTCTCATATACCGGCCTTCCCGAACGCGACGTACCATATTCGCCATCAATGTAGACTCGAATATACTCCTCTGACAGTCCGGTAGTTGCATAATAGTCATCTGGCAGGTTTTCAATATTCTCCGCAAACGGACTCCGTCCACTAGGCTGTTTATATACGCTCCACCCATTCTCGCCATCGACTTTCTCCATCATTCTATACCACCAAGAGTCATACTCTGGCGGGTTAGTATCTGCCCATATGCCGTACCACGTACAACCGACGCCGTCTTTCTTCGACGGATAACGGCCGATACGCTTCATGAGACCCTCGACGATCTCCTGTTTAATCTCACGACACTCATTAATATACGCGCCTGTCAACTCCAAAGACAGGAGCTTGGCCACATCATCCGCTTCATCTAGGGCACGGAACAAAACCTCACAGTGGATACCGTCTGCCTTGATGATGAACGTCTTATCTGTCTGACGCCACTCACCAGCGACATCTGGCGGGAACCAATCGAGGAATGTTTTGATTGTCGTATCTCGTAGCATTGGCATCGTGTTACGGATAACGGCGAAGCGAGTGCGACGAACACCATCAGGTCCCGGGGCTTGTGCAGCAGCACGCAGTGCTATCTCCATGATACACCCTGTCGACTTACCCGAACCTACTGGACCCATGATAACGCGCATCTTGCTGTTATCTTGTAGCATCGCGGCTATGGTTTTGGGGGCGGTATATACTTGCATTAGTTCTCCGTTTCTGCAGCAACGACAACGTTGTGGGATGTGCCACCTATGTTAATCTGTAGCGCAAACTTAGGACCTGTATCGGCAGGACCACGTCCTTTCTGCGACTGCCCGCTGGCATCTGCCAACCACTTAACTAAGTCAGCACGTGTCGCAGCCGGTGTATCCACGTCATTTATAATCTTCCACGCCACAGGTAACGCCTGCTCCGCTAGAAGCGCGGCCTTAATCTTAAACCCTAATCCGTCGTCTTTTATCTTAGCACGCCAAGATGCAACAGCAGCCTCAAATGAAGGGTTTGCTTTTAACTCGGCGAGTTCATCCAGTGTCATCCCGTAGGTTTCTGCGATTAATACATCAGGGATTTCCCCTAACGCCATCTCTACGGGTAACGATGCAGGATAGTTTACTACACCAGAGGGCGCAAGTGTTGTTCTCGATTTAGGCGTAAGTGCAACGCCACTACTGGGAGCTTCAGTTGGTGGTTCCGGTGGGGGTGGCGGTGCTACTGGGAGTAGTGCATCCAGCTCCTTATTGAGATCACTTAGGTTTGGCACTTGTTAGTCCTCGCGCTTTAGAGACTCGGATTCTGTGGTGATGTTTGCAATATGTAGTCCGTCCGTTTCGTGTGCGTGCGTTGCTGCCGAATAATATTGATGGTCGATATGCGCCGCAGTCTGAGCAGTAACAATTTACCACACCGTCGATTACTACGTCTTCGTTTGTTTTTGGGGTTTGGGATGACATGTATAATTATACCTCCGGGGTTTGAGGCGAAAATTTTTTCGCGTGTGTATAATTATACATTAGAAAAATTGGAAAAACTATGAGGGGCAGACGTAGCGGTCGCCGCCGCATAGGGGGGCGTGTACCCTACCCCCCTCCCCCGTTGCCTTTATGCTCTTGCTAGTTGTGGTTCAGGCAATAAAAAAGCCCGCACTAAATGCGGGCAATCGGTAGCTACGGAAATAAAAAAGCCCGCATATAGCGGGCAATCGGTAGGTTATGTTATGTTATTCGTCTTCTTCTTTGTGCGTTTTCTCGCTCGCTTTTCTAGCCATTTCTGCGCTCGCCATATCCCAAGCACTAGACAATTCGTCTTCTAACTCTGAAAGGCTCATTTCGTTCCTGATTGCAAACATGCAAAGGGTAACAAGGCGGTCGCTGATAACATCAAGCGGCTCTTGTTCATCGGCTTCCCTTTTCGGTGTACAGAATTGTAACAGGTTCGACCAGTTTTTTGCTCTCTCGACTTTATCAATCGAGCAACGACCATCTTCAACGGCTGTTAATACCGTTTTCAGTTGTCCCATCATTGTTGACGTTACCCGTCTTTGCGATGGTTCTGTTCCTTTATGCGCTTCGGCTAGGCGCATAGTAGCTAACCCATGCGCTGTTATCAAATGGGCTTTGTCAAGCGTTTTAACCCATGCTTGCGCCGTTTCTAACATCAAGGCAGATGCGCCCTTAGCTAACCCCATTAAGCGGCTGGCTAATTCGCTTGCTAATTCGCCTGCTATGATGTCTTGAGTTGATAGAACAGGTGCGTTAATCGTTAATGTGTTCATA